ACCTGTTTTATTTGTATATATCTTTAAATAGTCAACGCCTTTATTATCAGTACATTTGCTTGTAAAGTTTATATTTATATTTGTTGTATCATTAAATATATAATTATCTGATGGATTTATTAATGTTGCAACTGGTGATGTTGTATCTTCTCCTACTTCTGCTACTGAATAATTACAATATATTGAACCTTTTTCAGTACCTATATAATCACTACCTAATGTTGCAGGAAAGTTAGGATATGTAAGTCCTGTATCTTCATATCTTTGATTTGCATCTCCACTATCATACTTTATCTGTAAAATTGGATCACCATGTGGTGGAGCTTCAGCATTAGAAAATATTGTTATTCTATTATTTCCAGTTGCAATATCTGGTGAAGTTCCAAAATTTAATTTAACCCAAGAAAAGGAAGTTCCTACATTTTGTTGTTCTGCTGTTGTTCCATCTGTTATTAAACCATTTGAACTGTTATAAAGACCATATGTTACATTTAAATCATCCACAGAACCATCTCTAATAATATAAGCGGATATTGAATCTCCTGTTCCATCTTCAGAAATAGAAAATAAATAACCAATTGCAGAGCCTGAGCCTACTGAAGGAAAACCAGCAGTACTTCCTCCAATACTCGCATATCCAAATCCAGGGTCTATTATAACTGGATATATAGCATTATTTAACCATTCCTGATCAACTGTAATTGATAAAATAGAATCTGTAATATTTAATACTCCCCAAATTGAATTATTATTACCATCTGTTATTAAAGGTCTGTAAATATGAAATACTTTACCTGTTTTATATTGATTATCTCTTTTTGAACTATGATAAACAGCATAAGAACCAACAACATTTTCTGGTCTATAAGTTCTTCCATGTAATTGATATACATCTACATCATCATCATTCTCTATAAATTTAGAATTCCAAAAATCATAATCACTTTTTTCATAAGCAACATCATCTGGAGCCCAACTTCCTTCACCTATAAAATGAATACTTTTTTTAGATACTCTATTTATTTCATATATTAATTCATCAGCTCGTTCTTTATCAATATATTTTAATACTCCAACATCAATAATTAAGTCATAAGAATCATTATTTAATGTAGGTAATACATCAAAAATGTCTCCTAAAATAAAATCATCAACTACACGATTATCATATGCTTCTTGTGAAATATCAACTACTGTTGTATTTACTCCATTTTCAATTAATTGTTTTGCTAATTCTCCTCTTCCACCACCAAAATCTAAAACTGTTTTAGGTTCTTCATCTAAAATAATATCTAAAACATTTTGTAAATAAGTTTCATGCTCTTCAAGAATTTCTGGTTGATAATAAAAGTCTAAATCAGTTGAATTAATATTAAAAAATAAAACATTAGATGAAGGTTTACTTTTTAATATTACATCAAATTCTATTCCACCTTCATCAGTTATATTTATAGGATAAATATCAACTCTTTCTTTATTAGTTTCATAAGTAGTTTTATTATTATTAAATGAAATATGAGAATCTGATATTTCAAATAAAGATTTTTTAGGTGTATAACTTATATCTAAAGATACTTCATCATCCCATTTATTGAGAGTAAGTATAGTTTTTTTATCTGTTAAAACAACACTTGCTTTAAGATTATCAAAAGTTGGAATTTCTTTACTATATTCTACTTTTGTAATATCTTCTTTTTTATCAGATTCATATATTATTTTAGTAGAAATTCTATTATTAGAATAATTACTTTCATTTTGTAAATCTAAAACTTCTTGTGGATCTAAACTTACATCAATTCCTCCACAATTTTCACTTAAACAAGTAACATTTACAGTAACATTAAAAAATTCACCTTGTGTAACATTTACATCAGTTGTTACTGGATATATTAAATCGAAGTTAATTGATGGTGTTTCTGCTGGAACTGCTGCATATGGATCTACTCCAGCACAATATTCTGCTACTTGTGCACTACTTAATAAATAATCCCAATACATAACTTGATCTATATCTCCTTCAAAAAATCCTGCATCAACTCTTCTAGCTCCTATAATTAAATCACCAGTTGTCATTCCATTTGTAGTAGCGTTAGCTAAATCAACACTACCATTTACCCAAGTTGTAACTTTATTATCTGTCCATTCTACAACTACACAAACCCAATCATCAACTTTTAAAACTGTTGAACCTTTATCAGCAGCAACACCAGATGTGAATCTAACTTGTGCAGTATCATCTATATTTAAGCCCCATCCTACCCATACACCTGCATCATCATTATTAAACATTATATTTTGATCACTACTACCAACAGTATCTGGTTTAATCCATACTGCTGCTGTAAATGCTGCATTACCAAAATTATCTCCTGATGAATAGTTTAAATAATCGTTTGTTGTAAAACTGTATGCTGTACTATCATCAAATGCTCCTGCTACATTAACTGTTGCACCAACATTAGTAAAATCCCAACTATTAGCAGCATCATCAGTAACATCTGTTCCACTTGTTTCATCTAATGCTAAACTTAATTGTGCATTATTAATTGTACTTGAACCATCAGATGTTACATTAACAGTAAGAGTTCTATTATCTGAAACTCCAATATTATTACTTGAATCATTACACCATATTGCCCATAAATAATCACCACTTTGCCACCAATTACTAACTTCTAATGTAGATTCAGTATTATTAGTAGGAGAATCAGTGCTTGCGCTTGCTTCCCAATTATCTGTTTTATTTGTATATATCTTTAAATAATCAACATCAACATTATCAGTACATTTACCTGTAAAATTTATAGATAAAGCTGTTGTATCATTAAATATATAATTATTTGTTGGTGTTACTGATGTTGCTACTGGTTTTTCTTCTTCAGGCATATATACAACTAAAACTATACCGTATCCAGAATCACCATCATCATAAGAATTTATATAATATGTATCATTTATTTGAGCTAATGAATTATATCTTGCATAACCATCAGTAAATCTATGTGGTGTATTAGCTGTTACTGTTGTACCAGCGACCTTATAAACAATTCCAGTTCCAGTAGAACTACTTCCTGCATAAGCATTTAAATAATGACTTTCATCTATTTCAATTAATGAATTTTCATATGCGTTAGCATTTAATACATAGCTAGTTCCATTTGTAACAGTTGTTCCATCAACAACTAAAATTATAGCTTTTCCAGTTCCACTTTGATAAGTATTTAAATAATGTGTATTATTTATTTTAGCTACTGAATTTTGATATCCATTATCAGCAAATTTATATAATGTTCCACTTGTAACTGTTGTATCATCAACAATTAAAACTACAGCATAACCATCATCATCATCTCCTCTAAATACATTTAAATAATGTGTATCATTTATTTTAGCTAATGAATTACCTATCTCCCATTCATTAGAAACACCATTAAAAAATCTATGTGTTGTTCCATGCGAAATTGAACTGCCACTTACAGTTAAAACTACAGCATAACCATCATAATCAGAACTTGCACCAAATGTATTTAAATAATGAGTATCATCTATTTTAATTACTGAATTACAAACTACATTAGCATTATAAAATTCATGTGTAGTTCCATCAGTAATTGTTGTTCCATCAACCATTAAAACTTTAGCTTGACCATCATCTCCTGCTCCACGATAAGTATTTAAAAAATATGTATCATTTATTTTAGCTAATGAATTATATTCTACATCGTTTGCATCAAAATTTTTCACCACTCCATTTGTAATAGATGCACCATCAACAATTAAAACTACAGCATATCCATTATCACCACTACCACTAAAAGTAGTTAAATAATGTGTATTATTTATTTTAGCTATTGCATTACTTCTCATACCACTGTTATAAAATTCATGTGCGGTTCCACTTGTTACAGTCCAATCTGCCCATTCTATAATATCAAAACCTTGTATAACAGGAACCCATTCAACGCTTTCTTCTATTGTTGTATTAGTAAATAATCCTATTGATATATTAGTATGTGGAAGTTCAGATAACGCGTTAAACGACGTCCAATTAGTTTTAGTAACATTCATACAATATTGCATTGAAGAATTTTTTCTATCAACAATATCACATCTTTCAACTAAATAATCTGTTCCATACTTTAAATTAAAAGTTCTATTATGATTTTTATAATCATTTTTTTTATCAAAGAAATATATATTATCAAATATATTTGATGATATATTATAATCTTCAAGTAAAAACTCTGCTACTTTAACATCATCTCCTTCACTAACATAATTATTATAAGGTGAAGTTAAACTTATTTTAAGTAAATCATTATATTCAGCATCCTCAACTAATAATTGTTTTTTAGATGAATTATATGATAAAAATTTTTTATTTAAAATTTTATTATTATCCTTTCTTTCATAACCTTCTGTTCTAATGTTATATTTATAATCATCATCTATTATTAAAGTTTTAAGATTTTCAATTTCAATTTTATTCTTTATTTTTTCTTTACTAAACCAAACAGGATCTAAATATTCGTTTGATAAACCAATACCCCATTTAATATCATCATCAGGATTATTTTTATATCCAACTAACTTAAACTCTTTAGTAGAATAACGAGGAAATACAAATATATATATTCTATCTTTAGGAACATTACCTAATCTTGTTTCCATAGTAAAATTAGTATATACCCATTTACCATAGTATTTAACATATAGTTTATACTCTTTAATATCAGGAGAAAAATCTAATTTAATATCTTCTTTATTATAAATATATATACTTTTTGCTGTAGGATTTTTTATTGTTATATAAGAAACACAAGGATCTTCTAATGTTCCAGCACAATATTTATCTCCATCGCTTGTTATTTCTAATCCTAATGTTAAAAGTAAACTAAACAATCCAATAATAGTGACAATCCCTGCACTTGCTAAATAAATTCTTTTATACTTACCTGCCATATTAACACCATATTTGTGTTACTGTATTGCTCTCCAAAATTATACAAGTTGAATTATCATACATTTTGTGATTTGTTATATCATCTTCAAACAATATATTATCAACTACTAAGTTTGTTGATATATTTAAATTATCATGAACTACATCACTTGTAATTGTTAAAGGTTGTCCAGTATTATATTCAAGTTGAGTGTCACCTATACCATCAGCAGTAACTTTTAATCCACTTGCTTCTTGAGTTAAACCGTCACCACCTGCTACACTAAACACTTCACTTGATTCGCTAATTCCATTACCATCTGAATATGTTGTATCTTGATCTGTATATGTGCAATTAACATATCCAGTTGTTGCATCATAAATGCATAATTTATTATCAGTTAATGTTCCAGTAAAATTAATTATATTAGTAAATGCACTATTCCAAACAGCACTGTTATCAGCAGCAGTCCAATTACCAACAAATCCTGCAACATCAGCACCTGTAAGGTTAGTATCTTTATCTGTATATGTGCAATTAACATATCCAGTTGTTGCATCATAAATGCATAATTTATTATCAGTTAATGTTCCAGTAAAATTAATTATATTAGTAAATGCACTATTCCAAATAGCACTGTTATCAGCAGCAGTCCAATTACCTATACCAGCAAGAACATCTGCTAATGTTAAATTAGTATATCCATAAGCTTCAATAGATTCATTAAATTCAGGTTCATCAAATGTTAATATATTACCAACGTCTGAAAACCATTTACTTTGTAATGATGATACACTAGCCCATAATGTAGCTGTGCTTGCTGTTCCTGTAAGATCTCCTGTAAATCCTGTAGTAGATGTTACTGTTCCATTAAAATAACCATCTTTAAATGGTAATGTACTATTACCTAAACTATAAATATTTGGATTATCAGGTATTATATTTGAATTTACTGCATCACTCCAAGCATTTCCAGCACTTCCTCCAGCAGAAGTACAATTAATTCTTCCTGTTGTTCCATCATATGAACATAATTGTCCATCTGATAAAGTTCCAGTAAAATTATTTATATTATCAAAATAACTTAATCCTATAACCCAATTATATATTTGATTACTTGTACTAAAATTTAAAGTATCACCGTCTGCTGGTGTAGCAGTTGGTATTCCTGTAAAGTTATCCCAATTTTCTAATCTATATTTAATAGAACCATTCCAATCTCCTAAAAAAGTATCAGCAGTAATATTCTTTTTTGCATCCCAATTACCTGTCAATGGAGTATTCCCATTGCTATGAACTGATAAGGGATCTATCTCTTGACCAACTGGTGTCCCAAAACCTTTACTTAACTCCACCCAATCAAACTGATGGACATGGGCTGTATTTGGTGGACGTTCATCTTGATAAAATCTTACCTGGACAACCCCTCCATTTACATGGTCACTTGAATCATAAACACCTAAAGTTTTCATATCATAGGTAATTGATTCAGTTAAATGACCATACCCCTCCCAAGATGAAGAATTATAATCCCATATTTGAATTGCAGCAATATGTCCTGCATCAGTATCAGTTTTATGCCTTACTAAAAGTGTGGTGAACTCTGTTATCCCTGTGAAATTAACTATTAATTCAAAATCTGAATTTGTCTCAGTAACATTATAAGGTATAATATCATACTCTTGAATGTTCGCTAAAGTCCCTGCACCAGTCCCAGTCACAACATAAGTAGAACTAGCATTATAATATGTTACTTCTAATTTGGTCTCATTGAAATCTATCTGAACATCGCCAGTTGAAGAATTGACGGAGAGGTAATCGTCAGCACTTGATAATGCTTCAACTGCTACTCTAAGATATGTGGCATTTCCATAAGAGCTATTTATTAAATCAATATTATTTGTAAAATTAGATAAACTATCATATCCTCTATCACCTAAATCATCAGTAAAATTAGATAAACTATCATATCCTCTATCACCTAAATCATCAGTAAAATTAGATAAACTATCATATCCTCTATCACCTAAATCATCAGTAAAATTAGATAAAAATGTAGGTCTGCCAGTAATATTTAACCAATTTAAAAGTATATAATTATTTAAATCAGAAGCAAATTCAAATATTCCCCAATATTTTGTAGTATTTGAATAATTAACATTCAAGTTAGCTTGGCTGGTTTCACCATCCCAAGTAGTAGCAGTATCTGAATAAAATGAAAAATTTGCAAAACTTGAATAGTTTCCATCTGCTGTTGAAGATGTATTATCTAATACTAAATTACCATTTTGATAAAATGCAGTTGCACTAATATTTGTTCCATTAATAATTGTATAATAATTTCTTAAATCAATATTACCTTGTGGTGTCCATGCAATAATTATAGTCGATAAAAAAAGTAATATAACCAAACTACATATTCCTTTAACCATACCGTCTATTTTCATTTTGATTGTAATTTTAAAATTACTTCAATCATTTTTGATTTTTTTAATGATGTTTTAATTTCATTACTAAAACCTATTTTTGCTGCATAATCATTAAGTTGATCTTTTTTCATCTTTTTAAGTTCTTCTTCAGTTTTATATTTTGAAACTTCAACATTATCAACTTCAACAACCTTATCAACTTTTTTAACAAGTTTCTTTTCTTTAACTTCTTCAATTAACTTAAAACCCTCTTCAACTATATTCATTTCTAAATTAAAAACTTGACTTGGGGTTATTGATAACCATTCATTATTAATTTTTAAATATTTTACTTTGTCTGTAATATTTTTATATTTCATTTTTTAATCCTCCTATGATTGAACAGCAATTACAACTGCTGCACATGCAATTATTATTGTGATACTTTTAAACAAATAATCTGCTACTCGTCCTTTTGTAAATGCACTACGTGCTGGACATTCATTTTGAATTGTTTGAACTTTTTCTATTGTTAAAACACTATTTCTAAATGAACCATTTAATATTGATAATTGTGTATCAAGCTTATCAAATCTTTCTTTTGAAAATTCAATATTATCATTCAATTGTTGATGGACCGTCGCTATTGTTGGTCTTGTCATTTTAAATATTCTCCACTATTATTTATGTTACTTCAACTTTTCCATCAGCACTTATTGGTGCCCATTTAACTATAAATCTAATTACGCCTGCTGTTGCATCTGCTGTTCCAACTGTTAATTTAACATCTTGATTTACAATATATCTTCCTGTTACACTTGTTAATTCTACACTACTTGCGGGTGCTGCTGCAGCCCATATTTCGTTTATATCAATATCAGTGCCAGTTGTTTGTGCAATCAATCCAGCTGTACTTAATGCTGTTCCTACTTCAATTGTTGCAGAACCACCAGTAAGAGTAGTTTCACATAAAGCTATTATTGACATTTCAACTGTTCCTGTAACTGTAAACATTGTTACTGGATTACCTGATCCGTTAAAATCACCAATAGCATTTGTTGTTCCACCAGCAAAAGTAACCGTAGTTTCAAGTGCTTTATATTGTGGCCATAAACTATTTGTTAAAACCCTTGCGGTGTGCATATTCACACCCATCATATCTAATTTATCTAATGCATTTGCCATCTTATATCCTCCTTGCTTGTTTTATGTCTGTTCCGTCAAGTTTTCAGACAATTAATGTAAAATAAAAAAATAATTTATTCAAACAGTATTCTACTGATCTTTTCATAGCATACAGTCATACCATCTGCAGTACCATCTCCTGATTGTAAAGCAATGTATGGAATAAAATCAATATCATTTGTTAAAGCTGTGCTTTTATAAACTTGAACGTCGTCTATGTAAAAAGTTGCTTTTCTATCTGAATCAATTTCAATTCTAAACTTAACTGTTGTGCTTGCTGCTACTGCAACGCCTGTATCAGTTGATACATCTGTATTTGCAATGCTTGTTATTGCTTGCCAATTAGTATCTGCACCAATTGTGCTGTATCTGAAATATGCTGCATCAGCATCTGTTACTACAACTGGTGTTTGAGTTAATTTTAACCCTGCCCAAATTGTTAATGTTGCTATACTAGCACCTGTTCTAATTGCGCATTCCCAAATAACTTGATTCTCTGTTCCCCATTTTATACCTGCCCATGATGTTTGTAAACTATCTAAATGTGGTATAATAGCCATTGAATCACCATCTGCTCCTGCAGTTGCTAAAACTATTCCAGCTTCTGTTCCACTAAATGATACATTTGAAGTTACTGCACTTGTACCAGATAATTCAAAATTTCTATTTAAAGGCATATCAGTTGCTGTAGATGAAAGTTCTGCATTCAATCCAGGTCGTTGTAAGAAATATTCTTCCAAATAATACATACCTGGTGATTTTCTTAAATTACCGTTAAATGTTATGTCTTCACTAAATGTGTAAGGCCCGTTTGTATATGGTGGAGCTGCTATTCCGCCTACTGGGCTTGTTCTAAATCCTTTTCCTGCCATTTTTATTGTTTCCTCCGAGTTCGTTTAAATATCATCATGTTCTCGATGCACATGATACAGTCATTACTAAAAAAAATAAAAATAAAAAAATTAATACCCTATTACAGTGATATTATGAATACCAGTTGATAATGTACCCATATAAATTATACCAGTTGAAGGTGTAAACGTGCATGTTTTATCTGCTCCTGCATCATCTTGAACAAGTGTGTTTAAGATCTCAGTCATAACCATACCTCTACCATCTGTTGCATCTGTTGCAAGATCAATAGTATGTTTAGTTTCACAATTTGCATCTGTTTGAATAGTAATTACTTTCAAACCACCACTTACCTCCATTTTTCTGAATGTTTCTACTACTGCTGTCATCTTTTATCACCTAATAACCTATTATAGTTATGTTATGAATACCTGATCCTGCAAGTGTGCCCATAGTAATAATACCTGTTGATGGAGCCCATGTTGCTTCTTCATCTGCACCTGCGTCATCTTGCACTAATGTATTAAGGATTTGAGTCATAACTATACCTCTACCATCTGTTGCATCAGTTAAAAGGTCAATAGTATGACCAGTATCACATGCTGCACTTGTTTGTATAGTGATTATTTTTAAATCACCAACAACTGCCATTTTTCTGAATGTTTCTACTACTACTACCATTTTTATTAACCTCCTTATGCAATCCCATACATCTGTGAAGAACTTGCTTCAAATGTATGAACTATTGTTAAATATTCCTTAAGCATATAAACAAATCCATCAATTTCACTGAACTTTTCTTCGTAAGTTAAGTCCTGTAATACTGGGAAGAATATATATCTCATATCTAAGAATAATATTCTCTTTGAATTAGCTGCTGTTGGCATAAATCTGTCTTTAATGAATAATACATCATCAAATCCAAATGAACCTGGAATACCAAAACCTAACATATCTTGTGAAGGGTTTATATTTCTTTGGAAATCTTGTAGTAAACCTTTTATGTAGTTATGTGTAGTTGCATCTGTTACAGCCACAGTAACCATTCCGTTAGCATTAAATGTAGTTGCTAATTCAGCTCTTATTAAAGCTAATGTTGGAAGTCCGCCTGATCTGTTAGTTGTATTAGTGCTAATTGATTTAATTAAACCACTAGGTTCATAAACAGTTGTTGTAGCATCGCCGTTAATTAAAGCATCTTCTTCTGCTTCAAATATAGATACTGTTTTAACACTTAAATCAAGTTGTGTTGGATCTATAAATCCTGCCATACCTGCAATTGCTGGTCCTGAAATTGTTCCTTTAGCATAAAGGAATTTTATACCAACAGATATTCTGTCATATGTATCCTCAACTGCACTAAGAGCTCCATTTTCTGCTGCCCAAAATGCACCACCTTTAGCTGTTAATGGAATATAATCATATGTCATACCACGAACTGCTCTTCTTGGAACCATTAATCTTAATGGAGTTTGTCTTGCTGTTCTATCAACAATACTTGGATCTGGATATACTGGTATTAATGCTCTACCTGCTGTTCCTTCTCCGCCTGTCTGTGAATCTATAGATACTTTATTAGTTTGATAAAACTTTTTTGCAATATCTATTCTTAAATCAACTTTGTTCATTGGGTTGTAATATTCTTTTGAATATCCACCAAAGCTGTCTTTTTCAATATGTCCAACATCGAATCTTGATTGGCATTTTTCAATACTAAATCCTTTTTCGAATGAATTAAATGCTGCTTTCATCTTTATTTCCTCCTGTTATTTAATTAATTTTACCTACTGGTAATTTTCCACTTTCAAAAGCTTTATTAATATCTTCCTCTGATAATGTGTTTGTTTTGTCTCCGCCTTCTTCACTAAAATTTTGTTTCTCAAATGATTTACTTTTTAAATCTTTAATTTCTGCTTCAAGTTCAATAATTTTAGCTGCTTTTTCTTCTGCTTCTTCTGTATTTTCTTCTTCTACTACTACTACTTCTTCTTTGTCTTTTTCTGCATTATCTTCTATTTCTTTGATAACAACTTGTGCTTCATTAAGTTCTTTTTTAAGTGCAACAAGCTCTGCATCTTTTTCTACTAATAATGTATTTGTTTTTGTAACAGCTTCTTTTACTGCTTTATCAACATCTTCCTGTTTCATCTTTATTTCCTCCTTATGGTTAAATGATTTAGCAACAGCCACTATACGACTATGCCTATTACTTGGTATAGAAACAAAACTTGCTTCAAGTAACTCTAATTCTGTAAATGTTCTCATAGTTTTTCCATCAAACTCTTCATCATCATAATTTTTAACAATAGCACCAATTGAAATACCAATTTTAGCACCTTCATCAAGCATTCCTTTTATAATTTCGGCACTTGGATTTGATTTAAAAAATTTAGGTTCTGCTATTAATGCAGTATGTCCGTCTATATCTTTTATTTGAATATTAGTCCATTGTGCTATTTGATTTAAAACTTTATTTTCATGATCAAGTAATCCAGCAATATATCCTTCTTCTTGAGCTACATTTTCTAATGCACCTTTACTTACTCTTTCACCATCTCTATCAATAGAAGTATCTGAAAGAATTGCTAAATACTTACCTTTTGCACTTTTAATTACTGGTGCAAACATCTCAATATTATATGGGTTATGTGTTGCTTTTTCCATTTTTTCCTTCTTTTGAATTATAATATCATAATTCATATATAAATACTACTTTGATTTATGATGTTCTGAATGATATTGTGGTTCTGCAATTAGGGTGAAAAGGAGGTGTTGAAAATACCTTTTGTGTTGTATCATCTACAAACATCTCATCTAATGGTATTGCTTTATCACCATATTTTTTATTCATGTTTATACAAATTTCTGTTGTTCTACCATCCATTGCTACTTTAACTATTTTGCCACCTTGTAAACCACTTTCTTTATAACCTAATAGTTTTCCTTCATTAACTATTCTATTTGTTTCTGTTCTTGCAATTACTTCTGATCTTGATTCACTAAATACATCAAACGATTCTGATATTTTTTCACGTATATCTGATATTGTGCCATGTTCATTTATTCCTGTTTGAACAATTTTAATAACTTTTGCTTGTATTTCTTTACTAACACCTTTAATTCCTGGCCAAGGAGCACCATTTATAGTATAACCATTTAATTGTTGTTGAGCTAATCTATTATTTTCTTGTTTATATAAATCAGTAAAACCTATATCCATTTCTAATTCATTTTCAGATGATAATAATCCATTTAATAAACTTTCTTTAACTATTCTTTTTATTTTATTTGCAAAAGGTTGTGTATATATAATACCAAATACATTTGTTATAAAATTATTAATTGTTTTTGTTGTTTTATATGATTTATTTAAATCTAACTTATTTACTTCTATTAATATAGCTTTTTCAAATCCATTAAATGTTTTAAATAAAAATTCACTATAATCATCTGACTCTTCAATCATCTCTTCTCCTTCTTCTACGAGGTTATCTTTTTTTTTATATGTTTTATTAGTGTCGTCGTCGTCATCATCAACTGGAACTTCTTCTTCATTATTAGGATTATTAAGTGGATTACCTCCAAAATTAAATGATGTTTGTTGTCCTGGTTTTTTATATGGTTCATCTCCCCATTCATATGGTTCCTTACCTTGTAATGCTCTATAATCATTTATAGTTAAACAACCGTTTTCTATTTCCCATTTATATTGTTCAAATTCAAGTTTCTCTTGTATATGATCTTTTGGAAAAAATTTATATTTTAATCCTGATTTCTCATTTTGTAATATTTCTGGTACTGTTTTAATTGTATGTATATGTTCAAGCATAGTTAAATATGGTTTAATAGCATTTCTTACAGTAACTCTAGCTTGACCTTCATCATTTGATTGATTTGCATTCTCAAAAAAACCAGCTTCAGTTGGACTTACTCCAAAAGCTGCAAATACTATCTTAAAATACCATTTTTGTCCATCTAACCATTCTAAATCTCTATTACTATCATTAAGTTTTTGAAATAATCCTACTGCCCAATTAATAAATCCTACTTGATGAGGTTTACCTTGATATTTATTTAACCATGATTGTTTTAACTTTTCTAAATCATCAGGTGGTAAATCAGGAAGTGTAGCAATAAAATCTGGTATTGCATTATTTGTATATAAGTCTTTATTATATCGTGTTCCTTGTATTAATAGTTCTAATACTTGTTGTATTGATTGAACTGGTGAAAAACCATATATACTATATGATTTTTTATTCATTACTAAATAAGATATCTCTTCTTTAGTAAACCGAGTAGGATTTTTAGTTGGATGTTTAAATGAATATTGAAAATAATTTAATGTATTTTTAAATATATCAACATTTTTTAACATACTACCACCATCAACTGCTTTTATTTGCATTAAACGTCGTTGTCCTAATGGTTTTATAACAAGTCCTTGTTGTGTTCCTATTTCTAATCCTCTTGCATCATATGTTGGACTTTCTCCTATAGTATATGAATCTTCTGAATATACATAATTAAATACACCTGCATCAATTTCTCCTACATCAGTTATTAATTCAGAATTAACATCATTTATACTTTGTTGATTATTATTTATATCTGATAAAAACTCAGTTACTTTATTTATATCATCAGTATGATCAATACCATCATCTTCATTAACAGGAACAATTTTCCAATCTATAGTTGATATCTCACGTTTAAATGTATTTAATACCATTTGAACCCATGCTGATTTAGCAAGTGTTCTTATTTTGTTTGTATCAACTCTACGAGGCTGGCCTAATCTAGTTGCAAAAAACCATTGTGGATATACTGCTTCCCTTACTGTTTCATAATCAATTTCTGTTCTAACTCCTAAATTAGATACTCCAAATGATTGTTTATTAATTACAGAAGGTTGAGAATTAATACCACTAAGATATTTAATATTATTAAAAAGTTTACTAAAAGGCACCATATAACATAATGATATCATAAGTTATATATAAATACTACTTTGATTTTCAAAAAAAATAAAAAATTAAATTACAAATGGATTATCAAAAATAGGGTCTTCAAACAAATGTTTTGATATTATTTTAGCACCTATTTTATTTGCCACAATTTCATTTGTTGCTAACAATCTTTGATAATTCACATAATACATATTATTTTTTTGTTCAAGTGTATATGCATTCGAATCTTTATTTATTGTTGCATCCGATATCTCAATTGCTTTTACTTTACATTCATCACTTATTTTAATAATACAGTTTTTTAATTTCTGTATTTGTATTTCAGTGCATTTATCCTTAAAAGGTGTTCTTTCTTTAATAAAATCCTTTATATTTACAAGATTTTTTTTAACAACTTCTAAGTTTTGTTCAAGTTTAACCTTTTGTTGTTTCATTTCTTCAAACTGACCTTCAGCTTGATCTAATGCATTAAGCATATCTTTTGGTGTAACTTTTATGTCTGGTATTGACGTTACATGCTTTATTGTTTCTCCATCCCAAGTTAATTTTACTTCTTGTTTAACCATTTTTATTTCCTCCTTATATTTTATCAACATCTACTACTTCTCTTATAATAGGTTTCCCTGTCATAATTCTTTCTACAACTTCATGACTAATTCTATATTCAGCTGAAGTAGTTTTCCTTATTATCTCTCCATTTGGTAATTCATAGTCCGCTTTGTTTTCATGAAGAACTTTGTCACCTTTTTCATCAACTTCAAATACTGAAAAAGATATTTCATATTCATCATTACTTATTTTTTTACCATTTAGATTAGATACATGCATTTGAGGAGCAATTGTTTTCCAATGTCCTCGTATCTTAATACTATTTGCGCTTGTCATTACTTTCAATGTTTTCAATCGTTCACGCATTCTAGCTTCAACTGGCATTAAAACTTCTAAAGTTGCTAAGTCTTTTATCTGTTCAAGTTTTTCTGATATTATACCACTTAACTTCTTAAATGTTGTTTTAATGTTTTTTTCTTTTAACCCTTCTGGTATTTGGTTTTTATTAATTTCTTCTGCTTTATCTACTTTTTCATCCATTTTGGTTCCTCCACCTTTTTAATATTGATAAATAACTCACCTTATTTAATTTTTTTGGTTTTATCTCGTAGCTTTCATTATTTGTTTTTCAAGTGTACTCATTGCATCTTCATCAATAACAATGTTAGGATTCTTCATGTCATACACTTCTTTGGTATAGATATCAGACATTTCTCTGAATCTAGAGTCTATAACCAAACTTATCATACCCACTTCATATATAACAGAATCTATCAGATATACTCCTCTAACTTTTACTTCTGTAGTTTCTGTTGTCTCTAAATCAAGAAAGTATGGTAATCTATTTAATAGTATATCATCATTCTTGTAATCCATTACTCGTTTTTGGATATTAGTAATTACTACTTCAGGGTTTGTTGGGTCATGTGTTAATGGTAATGGCACATAACTAATCCCTGCTTCCAGTATGATATTTTCATATCCTGTATATATCATCTCAGGGAAGTCTTGTGAATGTTCATACAATCCCCATCCTCTATTTTCAAATATCTCTATAATTTTTTTGTTCATTTGTCATCACTCCTTTTTTTATTAACTACTATTTGTTTTTGTATTAACATTCATACCATCTCTCTATACTAAAAAAAGAATATAATAATGCAGTAGTATGTGCCTGATAATTTTTGTATGATATATCCTTCGCTTTTAATGTGAAATCTATTATCAAATATGATCCAGCTTTATTTGTTGTATTAGTGCCTGGTATATGATAATCCATTTCCAGATATATTGATGAAATGAATGTGCCATCATCTATTATTTTCTCTGCTAATTTAGGATTATTTTTAGCTAATTTATTGATTGAATCTGTTATCACTTGCTCGACATTCTTCTTCATATTATTCACCTCTTAGTTGTCCGTTCTTTGCAATGATTTTAATCTTAGTAGGAGTGTAATAAACACCATAACAATCTATCCCACCATTATGTTTATGTGCATATTTAGACCATCTTAATAATTGAACTTTAGCATGCTTTAATGATTTTTTATTATAATTACTCTTAATCTCAAAATAAACTAATCTATTAATTTGTTGATATTGAATGTCAGTTCTCCCTCCAGGATATTTTACTTCAGTTTGAACACTAAGTACATAAGATTTATTTCCTAATCTATGCTCAAGGTTATTAACAATGTTATTATGTACATTTTTTTTTGTCATTTTTATATTCCTCCGATATCTCTTCTGATATTTCACATATTAATAACATATTATTTTTATCCTGTCTATATAACGTTTTCCAACTTGATGTTGTTTTTTCACCCCATATTACTTTTATTTGAACATCATTATATTTTTTTAATATTTTTAAACTTCTATACACATTTGCTCTTGATAATAATGTTTTTTTTTCTATATCTTTAGCTGTTAAATAATTAGGATAACTTTTTTTCAGTATCTTCGATATTTCCTGTACTCCCATTTTTATATATAACCTCTTTTTTTTTTGATTTAAATCTATGTTTATTCTTTTCTTTTTCTTCTTTCTTTATTTTTTTATAATTATATGTTCTCATTTTTTTTTATTGTCCTCCACCCAACGTTTATAAATATCATATAAAGGGTTTATCCCTACATATTGTATAATTGTTTTAATACCATATTCATATACTGTCTCTATAACTCTGTAATAATCATCTTTATAATGTGTATGTTTTATAATTGATATTCTGTTTCCATTCTCTATTACTTTTCTTTCTAATACTCCATATTTAATTTTCATTGTATTAAGCCCATGCTATTGCAAACTTAACTTTCTCAGGTTCCTTAAAAAAACAAAAATAAAATCTCATCATTATTGCATCAGCAAAATCTGGTGAACGACCTAATATTGATTTCATTTCATTTTTTGGTATTATTTGTAATGTTTTTTCATTAGTAACATCATCCTTTCTTCTAATTATTTCCAACTCTTCAATTACCCATTTCCTAACTTCAGTTTCATATTCACTATAACATCCTATTTTACGCTTATTAACATACTCAGCTAACTTAAAAAAACATTGTGCACGTAAATTTCTATAATTATATCGTTTACCTTCTTGATCTTTCTCTATTTCTTCTTTAATTGGTGATGATCCTCCAACAAATCCTTTACAACTATTATCTTTATTATTATCATCTGTTAAATTATCAACAATACCACCACCCACACCATCCTCATCTATTATTACTCTTTTTAAAGGTATTTTATATTGTTCACATACTTTAATTATTTTATCTTCTAAATATGTTAATTTACTTCTATTATAATACCATATTTTACGTATATAAAACCCTTGCCATAGTATTATAACTGCTTTATCCTGTCCAAACCGTGCAACATCAACTGATAAATAAAAGTTACCTTCTGATTCACATTGTATTTTACCTGAAAATATATCAGTTATAGCCTCATATTCCATAATTGCTGTTTGATCAGTATCATATTCCCAATTACCATCTTTTAATCTTTCTTTTAATATAGGATCACTTATATGATTTAAATTTTCTTCATATTCACTTGCTGTATATGGATTATCATTATATAACGATTGAATAAAACACGAATATTCTTCTAATATATTTTCTTTTTCTTTTTTATAAAATTCTGTATATACCCAATTTTTCTTTGGATTACAAGTAAGTAACATTTTAGACATTATATTTTTTTCTTTATTTAAATGTCGTCCTATTCTAGATTTTAATATATCAAACGCACCAAAATCAATTTCTCCTACTTCTTCTAACCATCCTCCAGTATATTCCATTGAACCAAAACGTTCATATAATCTATCACTTGGTTTATATGCTACATCTATTAAATCTATCCTACTTCCATTCCAAAATTCTATATAATTAAGTTGTCCATTAAATTTCCAAATATTTTCTGGTATATTATGATATTTACATACCTTTATAAATGTTATGTATGTTGATTTTAATATTCTTGTTAATTCATTTCTTCCTAAAAACCATTTTGTTCCTGGATGTTGAATAGACATTATTAATAACCATTCACAACCAATCCAAGACTTTCCACCACCTGCACCTCCTCCAAACAGTATAAATTTTGTGACATTATCTTTTAACTTTTGCCAACATAAATCTTGTTTTAGAGTAGGTTTTAATTTTATTTCTAGTATATTTTCTTTTTCCATAGATATTACACTTCTTTTTTAGTTACATTAATTACGTTTTTTTTCTCAGGCTCTTCATATATTATTTTTATTCCAGCCAAACCAAAATGTTCAATTTCCTGTTTCTCAACGTAGCCTCGGTGTTTACCTCTTGTTTTCAAAGCAAACATAACAACTTGAGGATTACGTTCATTAATCAAATCCCTAAAAGCGTCTTCAAATATATCAATTTCTGCATCTCTCATCTTATCTAATACTGCAACAAATTTTTTATCTTTTTCTTTCCATTTATAAAATGTACCTCGAGTAATACCAATTTCATTACAAGTATTAGTTATATGATAATTATTTAAAGGTAATGCATTTAAGAAAGCATTCTTCTGTTTAGTTAAACTTAATCCTTTATACGGTGATTGTTTATCTACTCCTGTTACCATTATATATCATCCTCATATTTTTCTATATCATCTTCATCTATATATTTATATATAAATTGTCCTTTTTTATGTGCACTAATAGCTTGTCTCATAAATTTAGATCTACCTATACCAATACTTTTCAAATATAAAATTTGTTTTTTTTCAATTAAAATAGTTATTTTGTGTAGATTAGTCTCCATTTATATAACCACTATTTAAGATGTATATACATATCTTATGTATGATATTTATAAATCATAGGTTATATATAAATGTATGGATTTTTATCAAAATTAAATTAGTTATTTTTTAATAAAATAATATTTTTTTAAATTATAATATTATCTAATAATTCGCTCGGTTTTAATTTTCAAAAGTAAAATGTGCCCTTAATATATTTTTATGTAATAATTCAATATTTTATCAATAAATTCAATAAAAATCAATAAAATTACTTACATAGTAAGTTTAACATACATAACATACACAACTCTACAACTTATTACGTTTATATTTTATATATATATTTTCCCTATTATTTTTTCTATTATTTTATATTTTTAATAATTACATTTAATCTGTAAAGTTATGTATGTTGTGTATGTTGAGAAACTTATAAGTAGTAAAAATAAGAGGAAATTTATGGTTTTAAATGAATAAAAATTAATAAAAAAATTAAATACATATAAGTTGTAGAGTTGTGTATGTTATGTATGTTAAACTTACTATGTAAGTAAAATAATAGAAATTAATAGAAATTACATAAACTTCTAAAATAATGTATGTTTTGTATGTTAAAAAAATCATAACTATCAAACAATATATATTTTATATGTTTAAGAAAATAATAATTTGTAAAAAACAACATATTAAACATACTTTATTTTAATGTTACACTTACGGAAACACACTTAATTTAAATAATAAATAAAAAAACATACTTATATATGTATAATAAAAAAACAGCTTAAAACAGCTAAAAATATTAAATTGTAAAAAAAGGTATGTTGTGTATGTTGATAAAATATTAAATTGAAAAAAAAGGTATGTTGTGTATGTATTAAGAAAAAACATAAATAGTGGAAAATATCGAAAAAACAGTGAAATATATCAAAAAACAGTGAAAAATGACAGTTTTTCAATTTATTATTACTTACATAGTAATATAAAAGAGGCAAAAATCCATACATTTATATATAACCTATGATTTATAGATTTATAAAATAAAATAAAAAGAGGTGTAAATATGAATATAAAAATATCAACTATTACATATAATAAATTATGTGAATATATAAACATTGAAGATGATTTTAACGCATTATTTCTATATTTATTTGATTACTTACGGAAGTTAGAAGAAAAAAAGTATTATCAAATATATAAAGGTCTTATATTTGCTTGTGATACAACTATGTTAGATATTACTTCTGAAGAAAATAAAGAAGAAGTAACTTTAAATATAGAAAGTAATACATATATTAAATTAATGCAACTTAATATTAGAGGAGAAAAGTTTAATGCAATGATTTTAAGATTATTAGATAATATATCTCAATTACAAGCAGAAACAATATAGGATTAAATAGGAGGTAAATGAAAATGGAAAATAAAATAAACATGGAAGTTGATGATGGAATTTTATATAAGGTTGTTTTTAAAGATGGAAATGATGTTAAAGTTATACATGGATATATTATTAGTAATGATGAATTTATGTATAAATTTAAAACAATGGTAACAGGTGATATATTAATGATAGGAAAACGAGTAATATCATATATTAATCGTTCAAAGCGTGTTGATAATGCAAGATAAAATAAAATAAATTATAAAATGAGGTGTGAAATAAAATGATAAATGTAGAAAAAAGAGATATTACAGAATTAATAACTGATGTAAAAGCAATTGAAGTTGTTAAAAAATTTTTTGTTAATGCTACTGGTTTAATAATTGAACATATTATTTTAAATACTATGGTTAAAAAGCGTTCAAAAATACATAAAATTGATTTATTTAAAGAATATTCACAAGAACGTGATGTAGAAATTTTTATTAAAGAAAATGAAAATTCATTTGTAAATAATATAATAAAAGAAGATATTATATATAATTTACGTGCTGCAATTTTTAAAGCATGTGGAAAAAATGTAGTTTGGAATTATATACAAGATGATATGATTTGTGATCCCTCTCAAATATTTAATTTATTTAAAGAACAAAAAATGAGTACACGTGATAAACAATATGCAATTGAACAATTATCACGATACATGATAAATAAATATCATTGCCAAACAGTGATAAGTAATAGTGAAAAAGGTAATGATAATATATTTTGGTATGATAATGGTATATATCATCCAAAAGGACATGCAGTAATACAAGAAAATATTGAATTTAATTTATTAGAATATTGTCAAGATACAATAGTGAAAAGTGTAATAAATAAAATTAAGCGTAAAACAACAATAATAGGTGATGATTTAAAAACAGCTGATAAAAGATATATATGCTTTAATAACGGTATTTATGATATTATAAAAAAGGAATTTTTTAATCATAATCCTGAATATATATTTCTTTCAAAACTTAAAGTTGATTATAATTCTAATGCAAAATGTCCAAAAATTATAGAATATATTAAAAATGTAGTATCTGATGAGGATGCAAAAACAATAAAAGAAATAACAGGATATATACTTTATAGAAGTAATGGATATAAACGTGCAGTTATATTTGAAGGCCCACAAGATACAGGTAAAACAACAGTTTTAAAATTTTTTTATTCATTGTTAGGTAGAGATAATTTTTCAACTGAATCATTGCATAAATTAATATATAATAAAAATGCACCATCTAGTTTGCAAGGTAAATTTGCGAACATAGCAGATGATTTATCATTTGTTAAAATTCAAGGAGGGCCTCTTAAAGAGCTTACAGGTGATGGTTATCAAACACATGAAAAGAAATTTATGGACTCAAAATCATTTTATAATGAGGCAACATTAATATTTTCATGTAATACAATACCACCATCAGATAACTATGCAGATTTACCATTTTATGGTAGATGGTTGATAATAAATTTTCCTTTTGTTATAAAAAAAGAAAATATGATAAGAGATTATGCTGAAAAAAATTTGTTAAATAAAGAAGAAATTGAAGGGTTTGCACAATATGCTTTAGAAGGATTACATACTTTATTATTAAATAATAATTTTATGTATAAATGGACTGATGAAGAAAATAGATCGTATATGACACGTAATAGTTCAGACTTACAGAAATTTATAGAAGATGTGCTTGAAGAAGGTGATAATGATAATGTATTAAAAAAGGAAGAATTATATCAAGCATATAGTAATTATTATGATAATTTAAATCAAGCAGCAGAAACTAAATTAACACAAAAACAATTTTCAGGACAAATAACGGGTTATGCATCGTTTATTACACAAGGGACACTTGGTAGATCTTTAAGAGTTTGGAGAAACGTTAAGTTACAAACTACTTGGGATCAGAAAGAAAATTGGTTAAAAAATGAATGAAAACAAAAACAGAAATAAATATATATATAAAGGGGTAGTGATTTTATATGTATATTAAAATAAAAAAGGAGGAAATATAAAATGAAATGTAAAAACTGTAAACATTATTGGTTTTATAAGGAAAAAGATATGATAGGAACAACAAAGGTAACAAATTTTTATTGTGACCCTACAAAATCAGTTAAGAAATATGGTGATTCACCTTATTGGAATCATCATTTGACAAAATGTAAATACAAAGATAAAGAACATACTTGTTCAGGATACCAAAGAAAATGGTGGAAAATATGGGCTCCTAAGGAAAATATTATTAGTGATCTTTACGAACAAAAATAAAATAAAACGAGGTAAATTAAAATGAAACAAGAAATAATAACACAATATGGGTATTTTATAAGAAATAATACACTTTATAAAAAGTGTAAAGAAATTGGTGAAAGATTGGTTACTAACAATAGAAATAAATATTCAACTTTATGGAAAGCAGTTGAACATTTAGAATTACAACAACCAGTTGAAAACAATTCAGAAGATGACCAAAAAAATTATACAATGAACGGAACTGAAAAATATATATATTGGTAAAAAAAGAGGTGTTAAAAAATGAAATTAAAATATACAAGTAAAAAAAATGGTGTATATAAAGAAATGACTTGGCCATATAAATGTGATATATTTAAAGGCTGTTTAACAGGCTTTATGCATTTGTATGATTTAATGCAGCATTATCAAGTACATATTTTAGAAGGAGATATTACAAAATCTGATTATAAAAAATATAAAATATCTCCTTCTAAAATATTTCAGATAAATATGAGGATGGTATATATATTAGAGAAATATTATGATGGATTATATAATCCACTTATTAGAATGGCTCCTGATATATTTAAAGTATATGAAAGTGAAGTTAAAAAATGGCATGAAAATAATAAAGAGGAGGAAATAAAAAATGAAATATAATATAAATGGTAAAAATATATTTAAATATGGATATATTGAGAATGATGGTATATTATATAAACAAACACAATATGGTATTCGTTTTGTTACTGATGATAAAAATGAATATAAATTTTGTGTATGCACAGTTGATGATATGTTTAGTAGAGGTGAACAATAATGAAAATGTGGAAGATAATAAAAATGATATGTAATTCAAGTAAAAATCATCCTACAGTAAAAAACTTGAAAGAATTAAAAAAAAGATATACTACGATTGAACATAATATCTATGGTATAAAAAATGTTAAAAAATATGCTGATACATTTTATAATGTTCATTATATTTTTAAATATAGAATATTTGTTCCTGCACTTGCTTTGCTTGATAAATTTTTTGGACATATGAAAGTTAAAAAAATACCAAAAGGTAAAGTTAATTATATGGTTAAACGTTTTGATGTAGCATATAATAAAGCATTACGTGATTGGATGAAATATTATTTATATACAGGAACATTAAATGATAAATCAAAAACTCTTATCACACGGAAATTTAATGTAAATAGAGCAGTTAAAATGTTGAAATCAATAAAAGAATGGATGCTTACTGTTGTTTTAATGGATCAAGCATATAAAGAATTTCTTAATATATTAATGTTTAATTTAGCAAAAGAAATGCAAAAAGAATTTGAAGGGAAGGATGTTAATCATTTAATATATAATTCTAAAATGATAAATGATGTGAACTATTTTAGTATATTTGATCAAGTTCAAACAAGAACAAATATTGGTTTGCATAGACAAGAAGAAGGTAATATTAAACAACCAACTAAAGAAGAGACAGATAAAATAAATGATATAAAACGTAATATCAATAAACCAAAAGAAATACGCATTGAACAAGAGATAAAACATTAATTTATTTTAATGTTACACTTACGGAAACACACTTAATTTAAATGATAAATAAAAAAACGTATAAACACGTGTATATAATAAAAAACAGCTAAAAAATGATAAAAAATAAGTGCTTTGGAAAGGAGTTTGATAAATTATCTATGTGTTATAGATGTAAAGTTCGTAGTAGTTGTAAGCATAAAATAGCATCAATTATTAAAAAAAGATTAAATAGAAAAAAAAATAATATAACGGAGGTAAAATAAAATGAATAAAAAATTAATGTATGGATTAGTTATGATGAGCATACTAATTCTTAATGGATGTGTAGGACCTGTTGGAGTTTCTAATGGAACAGAAGTGATAAATGAAACTGAAAACAACGCAATCAATATTAATTATATAGTTGAATGGGTTAGTCCAAACGGAACAAAATACGGTATATATGCAGATGAACATGGCGACGGAGTTTGTGGTATAATACCAAATTAATTTTTTTTTATTTTTAATATAAAAAAGAAGGTGAAATAAAAATGAATACAAAAATAGGATATATTGAAATATCAAAAGAAGCTTTAGAAAGTTTTTGGTATGCAGTTATTAAAGTAATTCCTTTAAAAATAGAACAAGAAAAGTATAATGGGTGTTATAAATATCTTGTGCAGTGTGAATATTTTAGAGAATTATCTGAGGGTGAATATATACCAACTTATAATTTTGAATTTATTAAAAGTGAGATTTCAAATAAAACCATTGTTTTAAATGTAACTGAAACAATAACACAAAACACATTTGGAAAACAAAATGGATAATTTAACAATCATGGGATTATTATTTATGTTTTTTATAATAATTCTTTATTTAAGAACAATATTTGCAGAAAAAAATATATTTTAAATAAAAAAAAATTTATTTTAAATGCTTTATTCCTTTGAATATTACATCTGCTAAAAAGGTTCCAGCTGTAGCGCCTAATACTGATATATCAATTCCTATCTCATTTGCACCAAAGTATAACATTACTGACATTGTACCAACACGAACAACAGTTTCAATTAATTTCTTAAATTCAAACTTTGTTATTTTACTATCTTTTAATGCTGCTTGTGCCCAACCTATAACTGATCTTGCTACAGGAATACCAACAAATAAACCTAATTTTTTCATTATTTCTATTGTTATATCCATTTTTGTTTTTACCTCTTATTTTTTGTAAATTTTTTTCCTTGAAATTTATTTTTTAATGCTGTAATTTTTGCTTTTGACATAATGTTTTTACTAAATTCATCATTTTCTACTCTCTGTTTAATATTTTTTATGAATTTAGGTTCATTATCAATTGTATTTTCTATTTCCCATCCTTTATTTAATGGATAAACAAATTGTTGTCTACTTCTATCATCTAAAAATTCAATTTCTACACGAATACAATTTTCAATTGTTATACTAATAATTTCATATTCTCTCATTTTTATTACCTCATTTTATAACTACTATTTTCATTAAATCTAAACCATTCTTTGATATAATGAACATCTTTAATTTTTCTATTTGATATTCTTGTTGAATCATAATAATAACACCAATCAATATATCTATCAATGCCATCATAATCTGCACTATACATTATATAAGCATGTCCGCCACCTCTAACATCACCACATGCTATTGTTATTTGATATGGTGATATACCAGCTAAACGTGCTAATATATATATTAATATAGCACCATCTTCACAATCACCTTGTTTTGTATTATATGTTGTAACAGCTTCATTCCAATGTTCAGTCATATCCCAAACAGATGTATCTGATTTATAAGTTATATTTGAATGAACCCATTTAAGTATATTTAATATTGTTATATCATTTGTTAAACCTTTTAAATTTTTTGATAATTCTTCAAGTTCAAAATGATTAACATAAATTTGATTTTTTAACCATGTTGTCAACCGAACACTTTTTCTATATTTTGAATTTATTATCCAGTTTATAAGTTTTTTGATAAATCCAAAATCTAATTTTGATGTATGAACGGTTTTTCCAAATTTTTCCATTAATTTTTTTGAATATTTCATTTTTTTAATTGTCTAAACTATGCTTTATTTTTACTATTCCTTGAACATAATCAGGTGTTGAACTGCTAGGATCAATTCTTACTCTCCACCATCCTGTTGCATCAGGATATGTATCACTGTTTGTTATATCAACATCTTCATCTAATGTTGTTCCAGTATTTAATACACTATGTTTATTATCCCATGATGTTGTTCCTGTATTCCAAAAATCTAAATATATATCAATCTCTGATGAATTAACACTTGCTTCATCAGTAATATCATCACCTATAGAAACATCATGTTTATGCAATGCTGCATTACCACCTGTTAATGATGGACTATCATTATCATCATCTAATGTTGTTAATTTATCATTTGAATCATAAGTTCCAATATTATGTGTATGGTATTGGTTATCACCATATAATTTTAAATAACCTGCATAATTAAATTCTCCTATACTATATAAATATAAAGTAATATCATCTGATGCACTTCCAAATATTGGAATAGTATAAACTCTATATATTGGATCTTTAGTTGTATCAAATACTAATCCTATTTCTTGTATAATAGGAGTTCCATCATTTTCAACTTTAATACCTATAGTATCAGTCCCACTCCATTCAGAAGCTTCAATTTTTATTTCTGCCCAAATAACACCAAACGTTCCTGAAAATCCTTCAGTTGCAACAAGATCCCATGTATTTCCAACATTTTCTGACCAATTATCACTTCCTTCTGAACCACCTACAGCTGATGCTGCACTTACAGTTGCTGGATTTGTATGATCATGTCCAGTGCTAGTTTCAAACGGATCGTGTCCGTGTGATGCTGCATCACCTTCTAATGATGGATCTTTTTGAGTTTCACTAACATCTCCAGCACCTTTTCTATATGGATCTAAATCATAATCTAAAGTCATTGAATCTATTCTTAAAGCATCTATCTCATCTAAAAATGATGAACCAATATAAAATGGTATTCGTAAAGGAACTCCATTTTTTGTATTATTACCAAGTAACCATTTTGCTTCATTAGTATTACCTTGCATTGATGATTGACTTTGATTATAAGCCTCTTGATTAAATGTATTTCCTTCAGCAGAATTTTTACTTGCTAATCTATAAGTAGGATTTGTTACTTCAAGATTTAATTTTTCAACACCATTATTATTAACTGTTGTTATTATTCTAACTATATCAACTTCTTCATCAATACCTGCTGAATTATTAGATATATTACCAGCATCACCATTACGAATAGCATCAATAGCATATATAGGAGATAATCTATATCGTTTATTTTCTGGATTAAGTTTATTATATTCAACTAATGCTCTTACATCTGCTTGATCATTTGTTATTATATTTCTATCAATAATTGTATAAACAGGAGTTGAAGCACCACTTGAACCAACAATTTGATTATCACCATCACCTTTACCATAAACAATTACTTTTCCTGCTTTTGAACGCATTTTTGTTCTAGATATACCGTTTGCATTTTTACCTTCAATAAATGAAAATTTACTATCTCTTGTAAGTTCATCATATAAATAAACTTTTTTATTTGTTTGATCTATTCTTATATCTTTACCAGTATGTTCTATTAATTTTATAACACTATTCCAAACACTTTCGGAAGATGATACTCTAAAAGAATTAACTGTTGAAGAAGTTGAATTACTTGTATCAATAGTCCAGCCAGATACAGCTGTAACAAGTGTTGATAATATTGTATGATCTGCAGTTGATGACCAACTTCTTATTGTTAAACTACCAACCATAGGTGCTTTATTATCAGCTAATTCTAATTCAATACCATTTGCTGCAAGAACTGCTCCACCTGCTGTTAAATCTTGTTTAGTTATAATAATACCTCTAAATTTAAGCGTTCCATTTTTATAGATGTATATCTCACTATCAACATCAAATTCAGTTGAATACGCACTTGTAACACCGTCTAACGCTATTTGACAGTTTGACATGGCATTAAGAGTATGTTCATATGAAAATGAAACCCATTGTTTAACACTTCCATTTCCTATATTAATTACATAACCATTTGTCATTTAATCACTCGCCCATCCGTTTCTAAAATAAAAAGTTGGTGTAATATTAGTAATAGTTCCACCTGTAAATATATCATTTAAACTTTCACCAGGTTCTAATTTTAACATTAAATCACCACTTGTACTTGCATTTTGTATTATTTTTTCTGTTCCATCAATATCTACATACATATAATTAACTAAATATGTTGTATTGTCTGCACTAAGAACTTTGATAAGTGAATATGTCATTGTTCCTGTTGCATCAGGTGTAAACGTAAAACCATTATTATTTTTATCTTTTATAGTAACAGCAGAACCACTTGATACACTTCCAGTAATTTTTTCAATTGGTGTTGTTATATCACCATCATTGGAATCACTACCATCTAACAAACCACTTTGTTGTGTATCATCAAATAATATACCAAACGGACTAAATAAATTACTGACATAATCAGTATGTAAAGGTCTTGTTCCTGTAGGAACTTTTTGAACAGTCATACCAGTACAAATATAAAATTTATCATGTGAATTTTCAAAGTATAAACGTAACATAATTGGTGAATTAATCTTTTTTACAAGACTTCTATAAGCACTATTTTTTGTGCTACCATCAAAATGTCCATTAATTCCTATATTTATATTACTTTTAATAGATGAAGAAAATCCTAAAAATGTAAATGAATATGGTAAATTTCTTTGGTCTACAAACTTATTAGTTCCAAATTCAATTGAGTTTGGATTATATGGAAATGTATAATTTGCAAATATTAATCCTCCTGTATCACCTGTAGTTCCTTCATTATCACCGGTATTTGCATAAGTAAATGTAACTGAATTTGTTACTGTGGCAGAAACATCATCATCATTATAATCTGATCCACTAAGTCCTGAAATAGTAACAGTATCACCAGTTATTAAACCATGTGCTGAATCTACTATAATAGTTGATACATTTGACGTTCTTGCACGTGAAACAGTTGATATACCATCATAATCTTGTAATTTTAAATATGCCATTATACAGTCACCACCCTACCATTTGAATTATGAGTATATAATGCATTATTTTTTTCATCATTGTTATTTACAATTACATCTATAACTTTATGAAACATATTTATAGCTAAATCAACAGCTGGTAAATATAATGAACCAAGTGGAACACCTTCAACAGGAGCTATACCTGTATCTTTTAACGCTTGTGGAGTTACAAATTCTGCAAAATTAGTTTCTATCTCTGATCTTTCTTGACCTTGAGGTTGTGATAAAAGATCACCTGCAATATAACCAAGTGCTGCACCCATCATCATACCTGGTAATCCAAATGGTGCTCCTAATTTAATACCTAATGCAACACCTACTCCTTTAGGTATAATATTTTCTATTTCATTCCATTGTCCAGTAATAATACTTCCAATATCTTCAAATCCTGTTCCTACAGTTGTTGCAATAGTTGATATTGCATCACCATGATTTAATAATGCTTCATTTACATTTAATATTAAATCGTTTATACCTTCAAATGCAGGTTTAAATAGTCTACCAACAGTATTTGATAATTTAAGCATACCTACTTCCATTTTTGCAAATGTACTTGCAAGAACTGGTGATTTAGTAGCAAGTGCTGTTAATGCAGCAACACCTGTTGTTCCAATTGCTATAAGAGATTTACCTAATTTTGAAGCAAACCCTGCTGTTCTTGCCATAGGTTGATTAACTTGATTAAATTGATTTTCCATTTCTTTTAATTGGTCAGTAATTCTATCAAAACCTGCAGTAATTTCAGTATCATCAATATTTCCTGTTATTGTTATTTCTCCAACTTCTGCCATTTTATTAACCTCTTGGTAAATTTTGCATTGCTTCAAGCACTTTCTGTTCATGCTGCAATTTTTCTTGTTTTTTGAATATTGCTTTATTATAATCAGATATAAATTTAATATCTGAAGTTAAACATTTTCTAAATTCATGTGTACTAATACCATTATTCCATGCTTTAACCATTTCTAAATATAATAAATCGGTTTTATTTAAATATACTTTTTGATTATCTGAAACATCATGTATATATTGAATTAATCTTTTTTTTTATGATGATTTATTTTATCAATTTTTGTTACCAATTCATTAAATATTGTTGGATCAAGATTTCTAAATAATAAATCTTTTTCTTCATTTGTATAATCTTTAAAATCTTTTTTAACTCCACTTATTTGTTCTAATTCTTCTTTAGTAAATGGAAGTTCCATAATATTTCTTAATTTACATATAGATAATTTTCCAAGGTTTTGTTTTTTGATAATAACTTTTTCACCTTTATCATTTGTTTGTGAAACATCTTCCATGTAATCGTCGACCCAATCAAGTTCATTACCTGTATTAACTAATTTATATTTAAAAACTTGTCCTTTAATATCTATGTTTTTACATTCATCAGTCATAAAAAATTTATTTTTATCCATTTTATTACCTCTTACCAGTTTTCTAAACTATCTATTGCAACAACTACTACTCCAGTTGCAGTATATATAAAATCTCCTGTATTAACACCTTCTATGTTTGTTCCTGTTAAAGGAACTGGTTCACAATATACTCCAGATAATGTAAATGTTATTTTATTACTTGCAGATTGTTGAAATACTAACGTATTTGTTCCAGTTATAGCAGCTGCAGTTTCCCATAATGCAGGAAGTGTTGTACTTAAAAGATTCACATTTATTCTTCCTGATATTCTAAATACTGTTGCAATTGGTGTTCCTATTGTTCTTGCAAGTGATGTATTTGCATATCTTGAATCGTTTGGTGTAATACCTTGTGTAAATAATATTTCACCACTATTAATTTCAACTACATCAGATGAAGCAAGTGTCATTGTTGAATGTCTATATTGAAATGGATCTCCAGTTATAGTAAAATCTCCTGCTTCAAGACTAGGTGTAGTATAATTTTGTGCAACATATTTTGACGTTGCAGTAACAAAACCTGTATTACCTTCTCCTGTAGTTTTATTAAAATTTAATTTATATTCTGTCATTACATTACCAGTAGTTTTTATTACCATTGGATCTGTTGAATGTCGCATTGACCATTCACCTGTAAATGATTTAAGTGTATTACCTACTGAAAGTGTATGAGTATATGGATCTGCTCCAGTTTCTGAATCTATATCAAACATATATTTAAGCATTTGAAATGTTGTAGGATAGCATGATAAACTATATGTTAATCCTAACGGTCCAGCAATTCTTTTATTTATTGTTCTTACATCTGTTCCATTATTTTTAAGTTCTTGAAACCCTTGTGTAAATGTTGGATTTACGATAACGTCATATCCTGGAATAATTCCACTAGGTGTTAAGGATATTGCTTCTCCGTATGTATCTTCTTCCATTAATAAAAATCTTTCTCTTTGTCCTAATAATCCTTCTGATGTTACCATTTTTAAGTTACCTCGATTCTTCCTATTTTTAATCCTTTTAAATTAATTTCTAATATAGTATGATATGCTTGTTGATCTTCACTATATGGTCCTTCTCTTGGAATGCTAATTGGATTATAATTATATAGTAATGGAAATAAATCATTTTCATTATCTTCAAATGCTTTAGTTATTTGATTTCCTAAATATCTTCCTAAATAATTATTTGAATATTTTCTACTATTTATAGTCGCAATATAATTTTCTTTTGCCCATATATCAACTTGTAAAACTACGCTCCCTTCGACAGGTGCTTCATATTGTCCTAATCTTTTTCCACTTCCTGAAACACTAAATATAGATATACGTGGGTATGATGTTGCCGTAAGTGTATCATTTGGTTTATCAGGATATATCCAATTACTTGTTCCATATTTAAAAGTAACAACAACTGCATCATTTAATGTTGAAGCCGTAAAAAATGTTATTTTTGAATTTTGATAATCCCAATAATAATCTTTCCATTTAGTTTGACTTGCTGCATTAACAGTAACTGTCTTTATTGTTGAAACAGAACCACTTGTTGGAGTAATAGTAAAATCTGTTTGTGCTGCTGTTGCTGTAAAATTATTAGTTCCACTTGCTTCAGCTCTTGCTCTAGGATCAGTTAGATGAACTCTTAGGAAGTCAACTACGATGTCCTCTGGATCTATTATATAGTCAGTCATGTTATCCTCTTGGATGTTTAAAAGATTGATTCCTCTTGGAATATATATATTTAATATTATATCTTATATATAAATACTACTTAATTATTGACCAAATTCTTCTTTCATAAATATAGGTGTCCAAAATGCATTTACTTGATCACGTGCTGGACGCATAAATGGATGAGCATTTACTCCTTCACTTCTTATTTTTTTAACAACATAATTAGTAAAAGCATATACACCTTGTCCTGTTGCAATTCCTTTACGTTCAACCCATTTCTCTATATCTACAAACTTAACATCACGTGGAGTATTACCATATTCTAAATCAGTTGAATATGGTGCTCCTGATGTTAATACATATTTATTACTAAGTGTTTTAGGTGTTGTTCTTATATTTGCTCTTAAAAATCCTTTATCAAAAGGTGCATTATCAACAGCAAGTTCTTCCATTTTAAACATACTTTTTTGAAGAACTCTTTTACCTTTATCAATAGTTTTACGTTTACCTTTTTCAAACCCTTTAATTTCAACTTTAAATTTCATCATTGTGGATTTTTCCTTATTAGATAAGCTTTATAAACAACTTTACCACCTACTTGCTCTCCTTCTTCTTGTTCTATAATACGCCATCTTTTACTATTATAATCAAGTTCATCTTCTAAATCTACATCTGCATTATATTCAACAAATAATACACCATCACCAACTTCTATCTCACCTAAATTAAAATGTTTTATATTAATTTTAGATATCCATTGTATATCTGCATTAATAGTTGAAGTAGCTGTTGCTACAGCAGTTACTCTTTTATTACTATCTAATGTTTCTGTTCTTTTTCTGAGAGTTACAGTAGTAGCAAAGTTTGTTAAATAGTCTGTCCAACTTATTCTAAATGAATCTGCTTTATCTCCTGTTGATCTTTCTGTTACCACATTTATCACCCGTTTGTATATAAAGTATCATATTAAATCATTGTTAAATACACTATATTCGTTGTTTAACTAATGATTAATTATACGGAATACTTATGCACACCAATATTTATAGCCTAATGACCTTATTATGTCATCAACTCTCTTTCTCATCTGTCCTATAGAATTATCTATGTTAATATAGATTTGTCCTATTGAAAATGATTTACGTCCTATTTGATATGTGCTTATATCTTTATATGAACCACCTGATATATTTACTAACGCCATCATACCTGCAAGTAATGCAGTTGCTTCAACAACTAAACTTGGTATTGAAGTATAACCATGTGTATAAGTTATTTTTATATTACGTTTACCATTTGGAATTGTTGCATTAGTTAATATAATTCTTCCAAAACTATCAAAAGTTATATAATCTGAATCAACTGTACTATCTACTGCACCTGTTGTATCTAAAAATTCAACTGATGCTACAGTTAATAATCCTTTACCTTTTAACATAAATTCTGCAGGATTCTCAATTTGTGTACCAAACGGCATATCAGTTTGTGGATAACCTGAATTATAACCATCAAAATATTCAGTCGATGTTGATGAAGTTAAAAATGTATCAGCTGTTAATTTCTCAATTTCTCTTGATGCACTAGCTAAATATGTGTCTAATACAGTATCAGATTGTTTAGGTGAATATGTATAACTAATATATAATCTATTTGTGCTTAGTTTAGCAAGACCTGCTGCTGTTAAATATAATGTTCCAGAATCTTTATCTAAAGCATAATCATTAACATCAATCATTGCAGTTGTATCATTACTATCTGCTGCACCATATTCTATAACATATGAACCATCAATTACATTTCCATGATTAGCATCAAATGATCTTTCAGATGAATCACCTGTTCCTAATGTTTCTAATTCTATAACAACTCCTAATCCTGCAAATCTTACTATATCAAGTGTAGTACAATAATCACTTCCTGTTGCAGAACTTGTTGTAACAACTGTAAAATAATCAATTATTATTATTTGATCATTCCATACATTATTAACAAAAGTTATAGTATTTGTTGTTGTATTTAGAGTATAATCTAATGTAGGTTGCAATATAGCTTGATCTATAATTATTCGCATTTGTGCAAATATAGCATTTAAATTTGCTAATACAATAGTTCTATTTGCACCGCCTGAGCTTCCTGTTAAGTTAGCTCCTGTCTTTTGTTCTTGATATGGTATATATTCTGTCATTTAAAACATCCTCCTGAATCGCAAGTTATAATACATTTATTTGAATTATCAAAACCACTTGATGTTATATTTCCTGTATTTGTAATATTTCCATTAAATGTTATGGTACCTTCTGTTGATTCACTTTGATTTATTATTACATTTTCTCCATTTAAATCTGTAGCTTCTAATGCACAATCATCTGAACAATCAATATTCCATGTTCCTGATCCTGAATATGTGCATGTATCATTAGTAATTTTTTCAATAATTGTAACATTCCAAATATTTGTTATATTATTAATACTTGTATTTGAAGTTAAATTTACATAAGCAAAAAATTCAAATGTTCCATTAACTGAACCTGATGCATTAACCCAAAATGTTACTAATTCACTCTCATCTTTATTTAAATATATATGTCTAGGGTTTGTATTATTAGTATAAAAAGGTGTTGCACCTACAGTTGTATTAACTAATCCTGATTTTTCTTCTGGAATAGCTGTTATATTAACAGTAATAGTTCTATTAGCTGAAACATCACTGTTGCTACTTGTATCATTACACCATGCTCCCCATAAGTAATCACCGTCGGACCAATCACTTATTTCTGTTACCCAATTAGTATTATTAGTAGGAGAGTCATTAGTTGCTGTTGCTGCCCAACTACCTGTTTTATTTGTATATATCTTTAAATAGTCAACGCCTTTATTATCAGTACATTTGCTTGTAAAGTTTATATTTATATTTGTTGTATCATTAAATATATAATTATCTGATGGATTTATTAATGTT